GTGCTGGAGAAGGCGGGTACTACGCCGTATACCAGCTCTCAACCCGAAGCAGCGGGACAAACTTTCTTGTCAGGAACTCCTGTGCAGTTGAATGGCGCAGGATTCGTACAAGCTTGGGATGGTGCTACAGTAGCGGCTGGGATTCTTGGAGTTTCGGAGTCCTTTGGCGCTAACCTTGGCAGTGCAGGTCTTGGTGCTCCTGCAGCGCCGTTTGGTGGTGTGACAGGAAACATCGCAATTCAGACCTGGGGTAGTGTGGTCAATCAGCCTTCAGGTGTGAATATCGCACTTGGTACGCCAGTTTCGGATGGACGTACGTTGTATATGGAGCCGAATCAGGATAACATTTTCCAAGCTCTATATGACAATTCCACCGGCACTGTGACCGCCAACTGGACTACCACACAAGCAACTATTGGCGCTGTTCTTGGTATGACCAAGGATGCCAATGGCTGCTGGTATGTTGACGGTGGTAAGACTGGCGGTTCTGCTGTCGTGCAGGTCGTTGGTCTTCCGATGGGACCGGGACTCAACTCTCTTGTCAACTTTGTCTTCCTAACCGCAGCGATTCAAGTAGCTTAATCGAAGGAGATTTCTATGCCTCAAGTAAGAGCAAAATTCGCACAACTGATGCAGCCGGGGCTTAAGAAGATTTACTTCGATTGCCTTGACAGTCAGTTGAAAGCGTCAGACTATCCCAAGGTGTTTCATGAGGTAGATTCTGACTCTGAGTATGAACAAGAGCTTGAGATGGCAGGCATCTCGGTTCTGCTTGAAAAGCCTGAAAATGCCTCGACTTCTTATACAGAAATGAAGCAGGGAGCTTCTAAGAGAGTCGAGCCTCTGACATACTCCCTTGGTATTAGGACTTCCAAGGAACTGTATGACGATGACAAGTATGGCCTTGTCGGGAAGAAAGGTCCGACGTTGCTGGCACGGTCTGCGGCGTTTACCAAAGAGATGATTGCATGGAACGTGTTTAACCAGGGATTTACGTCCTCGGTTACTACATTCGACGGTAATCCTCTCTTCTACAATGCTCATGCTTTGCTCGGTGGCGCGCAGGCTACAGCGATTGGTCCAGGCTTGGCTGGCGTTATTTCTGCGCCGGGAACTTATCCTAATCGGCCTGCTGTAGATGTGGATTTCTCAGTAGCAGGTCTTCAGCTTGCTACTAACCACGCTGCCCGCATGGTAGATAACATGGGATTTCCGATTCGGCTCAGGTGGCAGCATCTCGTCACTCCTCCTGAACTTCGGTTCTTGGTTCGTGAGATTCTTGGTTCTCCGGGCAAGCCTTACACAGGGGATAATACGATCAATTCTCTGTTGCCCGAAGATTACAAGAATCTCGAAGTTCCTTGGCTCAACTCGCCGTCTGCTTGGTTCTTGATTGCAGAAAAAGCAGACCACGCCCTGCAAGTGATCAATCGTGAAGCTCCTACAACGGATTTTGACGATGACTTCGACACTGATGCTATCAAGCAGAAGACTCGTATGCGCGTTGCTGCTTGGTGCCCGCGGTGGCAGGGGGTATGGGGGACTCAAGGGCCGTAAGTGCCTGAAAACAAACGACTTAGCCCGCTTGACAACCCCTTTTCAAAGGTGTACCATACCAAAAGGGAAGGGGTTCAAAAATGGAAACTAAGTTTTGTGAAATCTGCAAGGAAACTAAACCACTTAACAAGTTTGAAAGGTATCCTGATGGAAGGATCAGAAAGCATGTCTGCAAAGCTTGTTATGGCAAGAAATACAGAGCGCAGCAGAAACTTGCAATGCTTGAAGCATTTGGCTGGAAATGTCAGTGTTGTGGAGAAGATAATCCACATTTTCTGACGTTGGATCACTTGGACGGCGGTGGCTCAGCACATAGGGCACAGTATGCGTCTAACAACAATGAGCAGATTTATGCTGACGCTATACGAGAAGGCTTTCCAAAAGATAAGTATCAGCTTCTCTGTATTAACTGCAATTGGGCAATAGGACAATTTGGGGAGTGTCCTCACAAGAGTGATAAGACTGTAGCTGAAACCATTCAGGAAATGAGAGATAAGGTCTTTCATACTGGTAAAAAACTACAGGATTACTCAAATAACAAGGGACTTGCGATGGGACCAAAAGCATCGCACGAACGCGCACAAGAGAATCAACTCAAGCAACTTCTAAAGAACCTAGGTTCAACAGATGTTGAGAATTTAGTTGCTTCTTTGAAGATTCACAACGGAACATTGTTGTGATAGTAGCTGGGGGCGCGATCCTGCTCCCGCCCCCTACCTACTCTGAGGATTCAAAATGAGCTTCTTTGCACAGACCGGATTACGCCACACACATTTTACAGGTCCGTGGCATTACTGTGATCGGTGTGATAGTAAGACTAAGATCGCACTAATGAAATGGGAACGTGGAAAACTTCTTTGTCCAAAGTGCCAAGATTCTAACGGTACTCTGGGATTGCTTGGTGAGAGAGACATTAAGATAGCGCAGGTACTCACTGATGGAAAAGAAGAATTTGTACCTGTAGAAAAGCTTCGTAACCCAGACTTTGCAGAAGAAGTAGAAGATTTCCTAGTTTAAGAGCGCGAAGGCGCTGGAAAAGGAGATGTTATGAGTATTTCTGAAGGAAGGTTTGAAGGAAACACGTCCTATCCAGACCTTCAGTTTTTCCTAGGCTTTGACGATTTTATTGACACGTCAGCACATGCTGTGAACGCGACGCAGGGTGCCGGGCTTGCTGGCCAGACGCTAGCAGCTTCACTTGCTGCTACGTTATTCTCGAATGTCGAGCCTTGGCTACGTACTGGTGTGTATGCGTCTTCGTATGATCAGGAGCAGTTTGGTACAGCCGCAGGAGTTGCTGGGCCTACGACTGTAGCAAATACCAGCGGTCCACTGGCTCTACCGCCAGGAATTCCGCCGATTCTTGCTGCTAACTTGGCAACGCTTGGGAATATGCAACGTGGACCGATTCCCAAGGGTATGCAGATTGATAGCATAGATGTCATCTATGCTGTCACTGGTGCGGCTCTTACGACTGCCACTGTTGGACTGACGAAGACAGTGTTTGCAAATAATACCGCACCGGCGGTTACAAACTTGATTGCCCTTGGTGCTAACGGCCTTCCAACCGCAGTACAGGCACAGCCTTATGTAACAAACATTCCGGTCACAACTCCTGCGATGATTACATCAGCAGATGCGGAGATCTTGTTTAACCTTAACCTGACTACTCAAGCTGGCGGCTCTGCTATCTTCTACGGTGCTGTGTTCCACTGTCACTACAACTTCAACTAAGAAAGGAGTACCGAGATGGCGAATGATTTCTCAGGGCGTATCTGGAAGATCACAACTGGCGGAACTACTCCTTTCGGCGCGGCGAATGTGAAAGTCAAAGGCGGTTCGTGGACTGGTATGACGGCTGCTGGACAGACGTTCATCATTACAGATGTGGCGGGTAGAGTTTATACCTTCACTTCGTCTGGAGTAGACACACAGGTGACATTCTACGAAATGGGTTGGCTCTCTGGACCGCTTACGTTTAGCGGTACATTTACTGGAGAAGTTGACTTGTTCCTGGCAACTAAGTAGGAGTAGGCAATGGGCGCTATCAAAACAACAGAACTATCGAATGGTAATGTCGGTCTTGAGATTACCTACGGTGGAGAAGAAGCTCCCTTCGGCGGCGTGGATACGTCTGCGCCGCCGGCTTATATTGACCCAAGATGTTTTACAAATTGCGATGGATTTATTGTTGTAGACAACCAGTTAGTTGCAGCGTCGTTAAATCCGGTGGCTATTCCTACTCTTTGGAGTGGAACTGCTGGAGTTACACTAATTGGCTTTGGAAATTTCTACACTCCTAAGTATGGCACTTTGAATTATGCTCTTGGATACACAGCCTCTAGCGTGAGTGGTACGCCTACAGGAGTAGACTATACTTTCTACATGACTGCGTGGGTTCCTGGGAATCCGGCGACGTATTGGAATGATACGTTGAATTACACCCTTTTTAATAGTGCTACACCTGCTACAAAAGCTTCTGTGACAGTTGACCTACAGACAATCGCTGGCGGTGGTCTAGGTACTGGAGCGACAGTTACTATTGCAGCCGTCACTTCCGTGGGTTATGAAGGTGTGTATGAGGGATCTTATTTTTACTTAGATGGCATTCTTAGTACGGTCACTATTTCTCCGGGTAACGGTGGAACTAATTATGTAGTAGGTGATACGTATTGGGTAGTGCAAGGAACTGACCCAGCAAATATCACGGCGCAAGTTGTCGTAGAAACTGTAAATCCTCTTACAGGTGCAATTCTTACAGTTTCAATTGTTCCAGATTCTTATACCGCTACTTATACAGCGGCTAGTGACAGTACTAGTAATCATGCAGCAATCACATCTAATGTGATTTCTACAGCTGGCTGGGGATATTCTCTTGGCACGGCGACTCTTGCATTTGCACAACCAAGTGATGTAGTTCTGCAGATCGAAGGTCCTGGAGGTAGTAGTACATACACAGTGCAGAGTAATGGAGCTACTCCAGTAACTCCAACACTTCCAGGTTCAGGCGCAATAATTGGCGGAATGGCTTACGATAGCGGTGGAGTCTTTCAAGAGACTTCAGGTTGGAGTTACACTTCGATAACAGGAACGCTTGCAAAAATCGTAGTAGATAATAATACCTCTTCTTCTTATCCGAATATAGGAGGAGTTAACTATTCTGTCGGACAGGCGTATTATCTTGATGAGTGTTATACAGCGGCCACGGCAAGTCAGGTTAACGGAGCTGATCTTAATGTACTGGAATTCATTTCAAATCCTCCTGTAGCTGTTAAACAAGGAACTGCAAAAGTTCTGATAACAGCAGTAGGAGCTGGTGGCTCAATCACAGGAGTGCAGATAATAGATTCTGGCTTAGCTTCAGATGGTTTTGGTTGTTTGAATACTACAAACGTGCCTGGTTCTACTGTCGTAGGTTTTCAAACGAATGTTTATGCTTTGTTAAGACCAGTGCCGCTAAATACATTAACATCGAGTCCTGTAATTATTCTTGATGCGATGGCAGCAGATATAAATGGTCTGTCTACCTATCCGCAAGATCAGAATGTGACTGCGACAGTCAATATCAGTGCAAGTTCTCTAACCCTTACTGCCATAATAGCAGGTACGATTGGTAACAGTATTACAGTTCAAGATCTTTCTGTAATCACTGGTTCTGACGCTTCATATTACTACTTCTCTTGTAGATCACTTACACATCTTACAGGTGGCAGCGATGGAGCAGGTAGTGGCACGGTGCTTTCTACCGTACTTCCAAACAAGGCATCCATTGCTTCTGTAGGTGGTACGCTCTATATTGGTAACATCGGACCTGCAATTATCAAATACGGTGGTCCTGGAGCGTTTGCTACCTCGACAACTCTACAAGGTGTTCGGGTACTAAGGAAGTTTGCCGGCTCACTTATTGGTCTTGGCCTTATTCCTGCGCCGGGAACAGTTATAGCCTCTGTTGACATGATCTTTGCGTGGAGTGCCGCGCTTGACCTAGATACTTGGGCACCGCTTGGACTTGATGGAAATGTCACAGGAGCTGACTTTGCTCAACTTGCAGATATTGGAGACTACCTCACCGGACTTATTGTAACCAATGCTACAGCTTTTATTATTCGTTCTCAAGGTATAAGTTATGCAACTGCCACAGGAAATGCGACTTCTCCATTTAACTTTGATCACATTGGACTCGGTGATGAAGGAGAAGGAGCTCAAGTTACAGCATTACTCGCTCAGTATGACCAGTCGGGTTTGTATGTAGGTAACTCAGACGTTTATCAAATCGCAAATGGGATTACAGCCGTGGGTGCTAAGATTAAGACGGCGCTTTTTAATGCTTTGAGTAATAATCCTTTTAGGTTTTTTGGTAATGCTGCCTGCGCTGTAATGATTAACTCTGAGACTGTACTCTTTTTACTCGCCGTTGGTAACGTGATTTACATTTATAATCCGTCAAACGCTACTTGGCAGACGATAACATTAGCTGTCCTAGCGGCTGATCTCTACTCTCTTGCTCTTGGAGTGTTTGCCTCCTCGAATACTACGGCAAGTTCTAACTTGTTCAATCAGTGCTCGCCGATTATAGTGGTAGAACTATCTCCTCAGGTATACCAATTCTACGAACTATCTGAGGGAGTGCCAAATGCGTTATCTCTTTCTTTACCTCCAAGCGTGACTTTTCCATCTGAGGAAGTTGCTTTTGGACGTGATATAACTGTGGATGGAATATACTCTGCGATCAGTGCTCAAGTTTCGGAGAATGTTGCTATGCTTTACAATCTTAACGGTAATGTGTTTAGCGCTCAGTCGCTAACTCCGACCGAGTTTGATTCTTTGAGTGCTTTACCAGTAGGAACGCAGGTATTCCCTGATTCAGTCACATCCTCTGGAGCTGTCACAGAGCATTCTCCGCAACTTCAGATTTCCATAGCGGCATTGCCGGATACGGGTACAGCATTAGTTCGGATCACAAAACAAGCTATTTTTGGTTCCTTTGATCCAAGACAGAGGCCAGTGTAATGTTACCAAAAGATCCTAACACGTTTGCACACACATTACCAGAGCAGCACAGACAAGTGCTACAGTCTGTGCATCAAGTTCTTACTGGTAATGTAGACATGGGAACTCCAACTTCAAAGGATTTGACAGGACAGTACAATGAGTTTCAAAAAGGAAATGGCTCTGGTGTTCTTATTCGAATTGGCGCTACTGGCAGCACTGGCAATGCTTATACATGGCCCAGCTCTGGTAATCTGGTTATCAACCACGGACTGCTGCGGCAGCCAATAGGTTGTCATATTGTAAGTTCTGACAAACAACTTACACACTGTCAACCTGTAGCACCGGATGAAAACAACATTACACTTTTACCATCTGACCCAACAGCAAATGCTACAATCTACGTGTTCTAGGAGTCTGCATGAGTTTTCTTGCTAGTGATTGTGCCGCGGGAGTTACTGGACTTCTGATGAACCGATCCGTCGCCACTACCGTAATGATGGAAGCTATCAGAAAGTCAGTACTGGAGCTGACAACGGATTATAAACATCCTCTGTTGGAAGACACTGGTCCGATTGTGAGTTTAGTAGCGTATCAGAATAACTATGCAGCAAGTTTCTTTTTGCAGACAGCGGAAGCACCGCTGGATGTAAATAAGGTCAATTCGTTTTTTATTTTCAATAATCCTTACTCAGTGCCCTCGCTCTCGAATCTTGCGACTAACGCTGGCTATGATTTGAAATTTTGTAGTCCTGATTCGATTGAAGTTTTGTTGAACATTCCTGGGTTGCCGATGTATTGGACTAGGAATAACAATCTAATTTATCTTGCTTCGATGCCTGATAACGCATATAATTGTTATATGCGCTATCAAACACAGCATCCACTTACACAAATTGTAATCGCACCTACTGATACTACTGCAGCCGCAGCTTTTGCGGCACAACAGATTATGATGGCTGATGAGTGGCAGGAGATCTTAGAATATGCTGCGGCAATCAGAATAGCGCCGACAGTAAACTTGGCTGACAAGAGAACAGAGCTTCATACATCTCTGTATGGAGATCAGAAGTTTCAAACAAGTGCAGGAATCGAAGGCGCACCGGGACTTATTTTTCAGCGTACCTCGCAGCGTAACAGAGATCAAGGAACAACTACAAGGCGGATGCGCCTGAGAATGGGGAGTGTGTAAGATGGCCACAAATAACATGGTGCCGTATTCAAATCCGCAAGGAAATAACCAGACGAATCCTGGAGCAGGAGGAGCGACTCCTGCGGCATTACCGCTTCCTGGAGCAACGCCGGCAACAGTTACTAATGCTGCGGCGACTGCTAATCCGCTTGTACCTGCTACTGCTACTACGGGGACTGTCCCAGCTTCGTCAACTGTTCCTAGCGCATCTGTTGGTGATAGCGGCAGTGAGATCAATGACATTTTTGGTAGCGGCGTTGGTGGAGATATTAACAGTTTTCTTGGCTCGATCAGTGGAACTAACTCTGTGGTTCTGCAGGATTATATCAAGTCCCTTCAACCACAAATGGCTACCGCGCAAGCTCAGACTAACGCTGCGCTTGGCGCTGGTGGAGTATCAGCTAATTCTAGTGTGGCTGGTATTGCTGATGCAGATCTTCAAGCTCAAGAAACAGCTTCTATCGCTGGAGAGAGTGCTAACCTAACTGAATCTGGTCTACAGATGCAAGAGAGCATGATTCAAGGTATGGAAGCTCCGGCAGAGAATTACACAGCAGAACAATCTATGATGCCGTGGGAAATCGCCGGGGCAGGTATTGGAGCAGCTGGTAACGTCATCAAGAGCATAATCTAAGGAGAAAAAGATGGGAAACACACTCGAACGGCCTTTGTCGCAGACTACTCAAACATCTTCAGTACCTGCATCTGTAGGTGGTGGTGGAGTTGATATTGGAACGTTGTTACAGCAGATTCAGGGTGACACAGCGACACAACAGAAACTTATGCGCGAGGCAATTGCTCCTGTGAGTGGCTCACACGTAGGTCAAATTCCGTCGGCGCTGACAAAACCTGTCGGCGAGGCTCCTCAGAGTCAGACTCCCTATGAGCGACCTCTTAGTAAGGGTGAAGCTATTTCTAACATGATTAACTCGGCTGGTAACGCTGTGAGTAAAGTTATCACAGCGGAGAAAGCGCAGAAGCAGACGCATCTTACAGACGCGGCGACTAAACTCTTTACGGCGCAGACAGCGATAGACGAAGCTCAACAGCAGCATGATTCTGCTACAGCTATCGGCGATAACGCCACAGCGCAAAAAGCTCAGCAACTTATTGATCAGAATACCAAGGTAAGAGATGGTATAACTTCTGATCCTAAGTTGAGAAAGGCCTTGGCAAAAGGACTCAATATTGATTATATTGATCCTTCCAACAATAAGACCGAAGAACATGCTGCTGTGCAGGCGGCGATCAAGAACGCCAAGAATATACAAGAGAAACGTCAACTTGCACAGCAGGAACAGCAAAAGCGTAATCAGCAAGGTGCGCAGAATTTTGGTCAAGCATTTGCTAAGTCCCAGCCTCAGACACTGGCGCCTAATCAAATGGCACAAGCACAGCTTGAGGCATATCAACAGCAGCGTAAAGATGCTATTGAGACATTCAAAGCGATGGGTCCAATTTACGCAGAGCAACTCAGAGCACAAGGTGCCGTCACTGTCGAAGGTATGCGTAATGCTACCGATCTTCGTAAAGCTGCTATCGAAGCAGCGGAAAAGCTCGATGAGCAGATTCTCAAGAATAAGCAAGCTGATAAAGATAATGCTGCTGCTCGCAGTCTTGAAGGGATGCGTGACGCAAATGCACGCTCTCTTGAATTACTCAAACAGGGCAATCCAATTGAAGTGCTCAAGTCTTTTAACGATGCGCAGAAGAACTATGAAACTTCAATCACTGAGAATCAGAAGAGTCGTCAAGCCCTGAATAATGAGCTTGACAAAGCAAGTTCTAGCAGAGCTCCTGAGATTCGCAGACAACTTCAAGCTATTGATGCCAGCGATGTGCAAGCAAAAAACGCTTTTACACTTAATCGCAACGTGATTGCAAAAGGTCTAAATGTCAGTGTAGATGATCCACGTTTGCAGATTCCTACTGTTCATGTAGGCGAAGGAGCAGGAAATGCCACAACTTCAGGAAGTTCCTCAAGCACAGTCAGTACCGACCTCGACCCCAGAACAGGACATCCCTGGAAGTCAAGCGTTTCAGCAGCAGACAGACTTATTGTTAAAGCACACTACGGAGCAGGTATCCTCAGCCATGATGTCAATCAAGAGATTGACTCAGTCAACCAAGGCATCAGGAAAATCCAGAGATTCTTCGACCCAGACAAGAATACCACAGACTAGCACAAGCGGAAATCTTCGCTCTGCGCTACAAGAGGAGATGGGTAATTTTATCCAACAGTCTCGTATTTCCGAGCTGAAGCAGAAGTATCACTCAATTAACTCTCTCAAGGATAGCGAAAAGATTCAAGTTGTGAAAGATACCAGCTTGAATCCATTCTTGTTTGACAATCGTGTGGATGGGATTGCAAATAGCATGAGCCGTTGGGCGCAAGAAGCGCCGCAGTTTATAGGACGTAGCGACGGCGAGAAGTTGCAGATTGCTTCAAGGTACTATGACGAAGCTCTTGCACCTTTGTATATCAAAGCAGGTGCGCCACCACTCTCAAGAGATACATGGTTACGTAATGCTTGGAAGACCGGTCTGACATACGATCCTTCTCAGACTTATAGAAATCCAATCTTGAAAGGTGTTCTGCATGGAGAAGATTCCGCTATTGCACAAGTGATGAATACTACTCGGACTTTGACAAACATTGCTGGTTTACCTATAGTAGCGATGGAAGATTCAATCAAAAGTGGTGACTTCACGGGTCTTGTCGGCTGGCATAATCTATACATGAATATGCACAACCGAATCAAAGAGGACGGTGTTGTTACAGGAATAGCAAAAGCCATCGAGGACACTGGCGAACGTAATCCGACTGGTGGTTCTAAGTGGATGCACAATGTGGCATCGCAGATGTCCTTCTGGCGAGATGTTACTCCTGCTCGAACATTCTCTGAGAGTGCAACTTCGTTTGTTGTAGAAAATGCGATGCTACTCCCTCTCTTTAGTGGAATTGGTAAAGCATCTGAGCTGGGCATCGGTCTTGTTGCAAAAAGCGCTGATGGTATTCCAGTCATTAAGAACCTTACACAAGTTCTTGGAGCATCTAAAGTAGGTCAACAAGCTGCGAAGATGTTAACTTACGGAACTGAAGGATTGATTTACCATGATCTTACTACGGACACCCCAGATAAAAAAGATGCTTGGAAGACGGCGTTACAGTTTGCAGCAATGGGTACTCTGTTCTCTGGACTTGGTAAAGGTGCTTCAAAACTTGTAGATATGCTTCCTGAAGGCGCAGAAAAAGATGCCATGAGCGCCGCCGAGAAGGAAGCAAACCTTGGCGCTCAAGGAAAACAAAGCGCGACGGCAGATGATTATCTTCGTCAATATAGAGTCCACTTGGCCTCTGTAATGGCTGCTGGTGGTAGAGCGGGAACAGCTTCGGTTGTAGAAGAAGCGTTGGCTCATGTAGTGATGGAAGAAAAAGCTCCGATGGATGAGATGGACGCTTTGAAATTTCGACAAGATAGAAGCGATGAAGATCCTGTTCATTGGAAGACCGTATTTGCGAACATGACAATTATCAAACAGTTTCTTGGTGAGCAAGGTTGGAAACTTTCAGAGTTCAAACCTGATGATCCTCGGTGGGGGGATTTGAAAGGATTTATCAACACACAGTTAGATCAAGCTGCTGATGAGATGGATTTACACGTGCCACAAGTTCAGGAAATGAAAGGTCAAGAACTTCTGGAACCTTATATGAAAACTCCTGAGGGACAGAAGGAGTGGCAGGAGGAGTTAGCCAAAGCGCAAGAAGCATATAAAAATCATCCTGGTGGCGCTGAGAAGGCGCCGGTGGTTGCTAAAGCAGCAATGCTCAAGCGTCGTGTTGCAGCTGTGCAGAAAGCGGCAGAAGAAAGAACTGTTACAGGACCGGAGAATGTAAAGAGGAATCAGCCAAAAGCACCTTCTATGAAAACTGCCACCCAACGTACTGAGTCACGTTATGAGTACGACAAAACAGGTAAAGTTACCGGCTATCAAATGGGTATTTCTTTTAACTGGAAAGTTGCCGCTAACAAAGCTGCTACGGCAAAAGGTGGTACAGATACCACAAAGTTCTGGCAAGAATATGTGGATTCTCTCGTAGGTAAGACTGACGATGATGTAAGTGCTGCACACGCTTTTGCAGATGATCTCAGGACATACTTTAATCCACTTAAAGAATACGGTCTGACTTTTGAGAAGGCGAACACTCAAGGCGGAGATTGGACAAATTTTCTAGCTTTCATGTACTCGTACAAGGATAAACTTCCTGGACCTGTTGCAAACAAGCTGGAAGATATTCTAATGAACAGTCCTAAGATGAGCGCGCTTCTTGGCAGGAAAACAACGACTGAAGGTATCAAAGAATTTGGTCAAGCAATTCAAAATCATGTGGATATTTTTACGCGCTCAGATTGGTACAAGAAGTACGGCAAAAGAAACGTCTTCCGTTCCTCGCAACCTGGGATCAGTGGAGAAGACTCACTCTCTAAGTGGCAGCGTGACAAGAAACTCATCGAGAGCGCGCACAAGAATGATCTAGCAAAAGGCAAGGAGTTTTATCCTGGCAAATCAAAAGCGATGCTTGAAGCAAGATCAAGATACGAGACAACTTTGAAAAAGTTGCAAGCCCAAGAGCTAGAGATTTATCTAAAGGGTAAGCCTCATAAGGTAGCTGAACTTATGTCGAAAATACGTAAACATTTGTCAGCATCTGGAGGTAACTAATGGGAATCGGCGGCGCGGTAGATGCGGTAAGTAATCTCGCTCGTGATTTGTACAAACCAGCTTCGGAAGCTGCTGAGAAGTCCGGCGTGGCAAAAATGGGCCGCGAGACTTTTCTCGCTCAGGCAGAAGAATTTAAGCGTTCTCCTGAAGGAATGAAGGTTGGTACCAGGTTAGTTGACTATGATTTTAGACGCCAGCAAATCTTAAACGATCTTGTCAAACCTGTCACCGCAGTACATGAGGTAATTAAAAATGATCCTACCCAACTTCGTTCTACGATTGGTAAGCTACATTCTGACCTCAAAACACAAGCACATCCTGTGGCGTCGGATACAGGTAAGATTATCGCTTTGGATTCTGCAAATGCAGAACTCACGTTGCAAGAGTATGCAGCGAAGCTAGGCCCGCAAGCGATATTGCTTGCACAGCAGCAGGTTACAGGTGAGAATCATTCTCTGCTTATTGGAGATTTGATGCCCCTGTATGAGAAAGGCGATCCTTTCTCAGAGGCTCATGCACAAGCTTTAATGGACATAGCTTCTAATCAATTTCATGATGCTACACGACCGCTGGAACTTGGACAGAATGGAGTTTCGTTGTCAGGTGTGGATCAATCTAAACTCAAACTGAACATGAAGAGTGCTTTGATGCTTGAGAATAAATTTCGCCAAGCAAAAGAAGAAGAGCCTCTTAATATCGACCTGAACAAAATCAACACAGCAAGTGTACACGAACGTACTAATGCTGTAGAGCGTTTTGCATCCAAACGAGCGAGAATCTTTCTCGCTCCTATGATTGCGGTCAATCACGTGAGTACGTTTTTTAATCCAGTTTCTGCGACGCCACTAGAGAGTATTTCTAAGGCTATGGCAGGAATGGAGAACGGTGAGATTAAAGAACTCTCTGATGCCGCCGCAATCTTTACCTCGCAGCACTTTCACATGCTTATGGATGACATGTCTAGCGAGACAAACCCGCTTGTCACTAAGATTGGTAAACCAGAAGTCGGGCGTTTGTATAATCAAATTTTTCACAATCCTGGGTTCAATTTTATTCGTAATGTCCAACTCAAAGCGTCAGCGGCGATGGGCTATCATGCGGCGAATTACTGGGCTGAAAAAGCCTTTCGAGGAGATAAGCTCTCAGCAATTGAACTCAAAGATCTTGGATTAAACCCAGAGGAGATCATCAAACGCGGCGGGCAACTCACACGCGAAGAGAAGATAAAAGCAATCTATTATTTCACAAATAATAGGGCTTTCATCTCTCGTCCTTTTGATCGCTCGCTTACAGCAACAAGAAATCCTTGGACACGTATGCTGACGATGTTTCATGGATATGTCTCAAGTCAACAACGATTTATGCGTAGAGAACTTCAGAAGAAGTTAGAAGCTGGCGATTATGTAGGAATTGCTCGTTATGCGGGCACGGTGGGTTTACTGTTTCCAACAATTGCACCGATGCTAAAGGCGGCAGAAACTGTTGCTCGTACAGGCTCTCCTTCTACAGCAAGTAGCGGGATGCAAAAAGATTACGAAACTCTTGCACATCCTGAGAATGTTGCACAATTTAGTGCAGAGTATCTTGATATGCTCTCATACTTTGGTTCTTGGGGTATCATGCACTCTTTCATCGGCGCGGCGCATGGTGATAGACTTGCTCTTGCTCTAATGGGACCGATCGCTGGAGATGCAGTTCGGACAGCCCAGGATACGATCAATTTTTCTACGAAGTCTACCAAGACTGGCAAGCATAACATCAAACCACTTGCTAAGGATATTCTTCAACAGACTGTGCCAGGAGTAGGTAATATCGCAGCACATCAGATATTCCCTGCAAATACGGTGAATCAATAAGGAAAGGAGGAATAACCCATGAGCGGTCAAAGTGCAGCACTCTCACTCAAAGAAGCGCGGGCAATGCAGGAACGTGTGCAAGCCAGTGGTTCACAAGCCAAAGGCTGTGGCAATGGTCACAGTAAGAAGCCACATGAAAACCAAAAAGCAGATCACGCTGGAAAGAATAACAAGTAGTACAAAGGAGCTGCAATGAAGATAGCAATGTCCTCTTTTTCTGGCATGGGCGCGTGGTTTATCTTACGCCTCCTTGCGGAAGGTCATGATGTAGACTACTTTTTGTCTAAGCCAGAGTATTATGAGGATGTTCTTGGGGGGTTAATTCCACCCCCCAAGAAGCTATCGCTGGATCATAGACGCACACAGCAAGGGTTTGGGTATCCTTCGTATAAGGGATATGATCTGTCACTGTTTGATCTAACAGGGAAACCAAAGCAAGCGGATGCTTCGAGAATGGAGGCGCCGACGTTAGGAGATGGCTCATTTGAAGAAGCTCTGGAGGATGATAGGAAATTCGGCTTGGAAGCAATGGAGCAAGCGAAGATTGTGGTGCCACCGTATCAGGAGTTCAAGACAGCTTCGGAGGGGAAGGCGCACATAAAAAAAGAAGGAAAACGTTACGTCTATAAACCCTATGAAGGTCCAGGTGGGAATGATGATAAGGCGCTAACGTATGTTGCTAAGGATGCGTCGGATATGCTTAAGGTAATTGACAGATTGTATGCGCTGTCGAAGAATCAACCATTCATTCTACAAGAGTTCGTTAAGGGTACAGAAGCTTCGGTGATGGGTTATTTTAACGGCACGGATTTTTACATGCTTACTTGTACACTTGAAGAGAAGAAGTTTATGAACGATAACAAAGGACCAAACACTGGGTGTTCTGGTAACTTGGTCTTTGCTATCTCAGAAGAGTCTAAGCTCTATCGTGAAGGCTTGAAGAAGATCATACCTTTTCTACGTGAGAATCATTTCACTGGTATGATTGATCTTAATACTATTGTGACAATGGACACAGCTTATGGCCTAGAGTGGACGCCGCGATTCGGCTATCTTGCCGATACTACTATCGCCGCCATGTATGGTTCAGGTTTCGGCGAAATGTTACAACGTATAGCCTCATTCCAGATACCTCAAATCAAGTGGCGAGCACCGTTTGGAATGTCGGTGACGCTTTCAATACCGCCGTATCCTACTGAGATTCGAGTCTCAAAAGCCAAGGATGTTCCTATTGAGGGACTTGATCCAGAGGATCTTGAGCAACTCACACACACGTATATGTACGATGTGAAACTCGCTAAGGATAAAAAATCTCTTATCACTAGCGGTAACTACGGTTATGTCTGCGCACCTATTGGCATTGGCGATTCTATTGAAGAAGCCGCCGCACAATGTGATAAAGCGCTTAATAAAATTAACATCCCAAACATGCAGTATCGTACCGACATTAGCAAATCAACGCTCAAGCGTTATCAATTTCTTGAAACTAACGGCTGGCTCTAGGAGGAAGTATGAAAAAGTTACTCAGACTATTTGGGATGCTACTGCTTGTGAGTGGCATTTCTTATGCGCAAACTACTACGGTAACTGCTACAGTAACCGACTCGGATAATGTATTATGGTTTGGCGGAACTGTTACAGTTCAATTTGTTCCTAACCCATCGCAGCCAAATCTTAGCGTTTACAGGATAAATGGTGCGCCTTTATCAGCAGCTATCATAGGACAAGGACCAATTTCTCTAGGCTTAGGAGGGATTTTTTCTGTTACAGTCTATGATAACACTCAAGTAACTCCAGCTGGAAGTTCTTGGCAGTATACTATATGTCCCCTCTCTACCTCCAAATGTGGGATAGTAGTTCTTCCTGCCGCAGGTTCAAGCATGGATATATCCTCGCAAGTCACGGCTACTATTCCAGCACCACGCTTTCCTGCTTCCGTAGGAAACTACGGCTATACTGACGGGGAGGCAATTCTACAACTTGTACCGGGTAATATTTACTACAATGTTACCGACTCTTGTTATAGGGGTTATAATGGTGTTATATGGGGCTGTATTACAGGACAAGTTTTTCCTATTCCGATACCGATTATTCAAGGTGGCACAGGTGCAACCACGGCAGCCGGGGCGCTGGTGAACCTTGGCGCGGTCTCAACCGCAACAACGGTTAACGGCCACGCATTAAGCAGCAACGTCACAGTTTCCGCTTCAGACTTGACCACTGGCACATTGCCTCACGCGCAGTTGCCCACACTGCTTTCCGGCGACATACCAAACAACGCAGCCAACACCACAGGCAACGCGGCCACAGCCACCTATGCGACTAGTGCGGGAACTGCCACAGACCCGACGAAACTTCCCCTCACTGGCGGTACGCTGACCGGCGCACTCAACGGCACCAGCGCATCATTCTCAGGCAACGTCTCGGCTGGCAGTGAGACGCTTGGATCGCCATTGCTTCCGGCGTCGGGCGGCACCGGCTCTACTACCGCAGCAGGGGCGAATCTCAACATCACCGGCGTAACGCAGACGGGAACGCTGGGCACCAGTTCGCAGGTGAGTGCGTTCCCAGGCACGGTCCAGGGCGCGACCGTTGAGGCAGGGACTACGGTAGCTAATAATCTGCCCCTTAACGTACTCAGCTATGGGGCAACAGGCGGAAACAGCACGTTAGATACTACGGGCCTTACAAACGCAATCGCGGCGGCCTGTGCAACTGCCCACGGAAACGGGGGTGTAGTCGAGGTTGATATTCCCGTCACGTCTTCGGCCTACGTCATCAGTTCTCCAATCGCTCTCTGCTCGAACCTCCACGTTCACGGGGTTGGAGGTCATCCGTCGATCAATGCTGCTGCTGGCTTGTTTACCGTGACAGGGCAGATTCACGGGGAGGTTGACCACCTTGATATAGAGGGCGGTGGTGGAACTTCAACCTATGCGATTCAACATCTCGCCAGCGGAACATCCGATCTGCTCTGGCTGTATCACGACAACATTATCTACGGATTTGGGAACGGCACTGCTGGGGGCTGCTTCAATTTTGCGAGCGGCTCTGATTCTAATAGCTTAAAGATTTACCATAACCATCTTGGCTGCGATACGGCTGACGTGAAGAAGAGTGGTCCAGCCGATACGATGGACATCGCCGATAATTTGATGACCTCGTGGACTACGACCAGCGGCGGTTGGTGCATCGACGCATCCGCTTCGGGGGGAGGTTTGGCCTCTGACGTGGGAGCCGGAACTCAGCGCATTGAGCACAACAACATGCAGTGCGCGGTTCAGGGGCCGATCAGGATTAACAGCCAAGCGACATGGCTTATCGAAGACAACGAGTGGGAGTATGAAGGCGGCGGGACACTCACAAACGCGCAAGGTGCGGCCTACGATTTCATTGCCGCAGGATTCATGACCGTCTCGAACAACTTGAGCAACACCCACACGAACGCTTCGTATGACTACTATGTGGGAAACGGCGTAGGCTCTAGCGATTTCTCGAACAACTGGGGTCTCGCAGTCGTTTCCGCGTATTCGTTTTTTGTCGGGACGGGCATCTACAACACCTTCGAGAACAATCAGGGCGCAAACGGGCCGTCAGTTGAATATTCGAGCGGCGGTATAGGAATCCAAGGAGGAAGCCAATACTCGGCTGGGCGTTTCTTTGGGTGTCGGACCAGTACGTTCGGAGGTCTTGAGTTCTGTCCTACGGTTCAATTCGATGCGGCAGCAACTTTTGGCAGCACTGTTGGCATTACAGGGACGCTCGGAGTGACCGGGGCAACGACACTTAACAGCACGCTTGCCGTGACGGGTAGCACTACTGTTGGTGGAACGCTAGGCGTCATAGGGGCGGCAACTTTTGGAAGCACACTTAACACCTCTGGATACGTGGAAGTTACGACCGGGGATCAGTCCACGGCGCGAGTAAAAATAAATAACACTGCGGGCAATGAGTGGGATCTTGCCTCTGGCGCTTGCAGCATGGATCAGACGAGCCTTGCTGCCTGTAATGTTACGGCGGGAACAGTTCCGTTTCAGATCGGGGCAGGAGCGCCTAGCCGGAGTTGCACGGCGGGAGTTTATATCAATACATCAGCCACGAGCGCGTCCACGGTTCTCTATGTCTGTTATGGAAGCGCTTGGACAGCGGTTACTGTACCGTAGTTGAATACATCTGAACGGTACCTAATCGTCAGATGGGAGGTAATTCGGGGCATGAAGCAGATACTCACGACACTACTCAGTCTGGCAGCATCGGTGGCTTGTGCGCAGACGGTCTTGGTGACGTCTACGCAACTTACCGACTCTGCGGGGACTTTCTAACCGCGCCGCGCGGCAGGAACGATTTGCAAGCGGAACACGAACGCAACAAAGAAGCCCCACCTTAGAGTGGGGCTTTCTTACACTTTCTTAAACTACCGATAGTACAAAATCAAAAGCCGCCATAGCCTCAGCTCCTTCAATCTTGATTGCACCGTTGTAGTAATCCATGTACTTGAATGGAAGTCCAGCCTTGTTTGGAATCATTGTTCCTGTTTGAAAACCGAAGAGAATACGATCACCGATCTTAAATTCAGATTTCTCTCTTGCTATAGAACCCATCGAAACTACGACGCCGGTAGTAGGAAATTCTTTTGCTGAACGTGGAATCCAAACTCTGCCACCAACACCTTTACACTCTGGGCAGACTTCGTCTTTAGCGGCGCTTTCATAGTCACCATTGCACTCTGGACAAGGAAGTGTACTTCTATTAGCCGCAACCTCGGAGCCTAAAACATTACTGAGATTAGTTATTTGCTCAGACGTATACTTGAGTCCTGGCCTTCCACACGTTACACACTCACACTGATACTTAATACGCTTTTTACCTAGACAAGTCTTACACTCATAGCCTGAGAGTGGAATATCTAAGCTAACAAGTATTCTCTCTCCCAGAGCTTCAAATGTATAAGCATAGCCTGGAATAGTAACTTTGTTAGAGCCGTCAAGTACAATCTCGCTGGAAGACTTGAGTGCTATGTCAGCAGCGTCTTCGGCTTCGAGCTTTAGACGCTCAGCTTCAAGAAAATTTGGTGCGCCAGGTACTACTGGTTCTTCTGGTGCTACATTCACGGACCTGCTTGATTCTGGTATACTCC